TACTATATATCTTAATGAAACATCTCAAATAAACTATGAAGTAACTACATTAGCAATGACTCGTTTAGCTCAAGTTATTAAAGGATGTCAGAATAAGTTTATATGTGACCTTAATCCACATTCAAAGAACTCTTGGGTATATAAATACTTTATACTTAAGATTTGTCCAATAACAGGAGAACCACTTCCTAATCATGAAGAAATAGCATATGCACAGATTAACCCTAAAGATAATATAGCCCATTTGGGTGAAGAATATATAAGAACATTAAGTAACTTACCAGAACATCAGAGAGTACGTTTCTTGAATGGTGAGTTTGCTGATACTGCCGGTAGTATATTTAAACATATTGAGACAGTTGATTCATTCCCAGAGTATCTTGATTATAGTATAGGAATAGATTTTGGGTTCACCACTGACCCTGCTACTATTGTTAAAGTTGGAGTTGAATCTGAATACATATATATAGAAGAACTATTATATGAACATGGATTAACTAACTCAGACCTAATACAAAGAATGAATACTATTGGTATTGGAGCATTTGATATCATCTTTGCAGATAGTGCAGAGCCTAAATCAGTGGAAGAGTTAAGAAGAGCTGGTTATTCCAATATATCTGGATGTACTAAAGGTGCTGATAGTATAAGAAATGGAATAGACTGGATGCTTTCACATAAGTTACGTATAGTAAGGGGCTCTAATCATACAATATCAGAGTTTCAAAACTTACAATGGGCTAAGACAAGCTCAGGTGATAATATTGCTAAACCAATGCCCGGTAACGACCATACAGTCGATGGTGTTCGTTATGCATTGAATAATCATATAACAGGTAGTAGTGCTGAAGCATGCATATCTTTTAGCATGTAAATAGATAATAATAAAGAGGTACGGAATGAAAGTTACTGTTTCAGCAGACAACATTGATTATATAATCAGTCATGAATCAGGTAGAGTTGAGAGACAAAAGAAACTATATAAAAGATACCTTCAAGAAGATGTTCCTATCCTTAATCGTAAGTACATATTAAAGGGTAAAGAACAAACAGAACTTATCAATAACAGAATACCAAATAGCTTTGAATCAGAGATTGTTTCTATTAAGATTGGATACCTATTAGGTGTCCCTTTGACGTTTAAGAACATCACCGATACTAAGAACAATGACATACTTCAGAGATTCATTCGATATACAAACTTCGATAATGTATTCTCAGATGCTTGTACCACTGCTTCAATAACTGGTAATGGTGTCCTTCGACTATATGTTGATAAGAATGCTAATATACAAATGGAATCATTACCATCTTGTGATGTAGCTTTCTTTGATAATGTTGCAATGCATTTTTATGAACAGGAAGCCATTGTCGGTAATAAAGAAGTAGAATATGAATATTGTGATGTATATGATGAAGCAAATGTAACTACTTACTTTAAAGAAGAAGATGCTAAGGAATGGACATCGAAAGGTTCCAAGACACATATGTTCAATGGCATTCCTTTAGTAAGAGTAGATAATAATGATGAGAAGAAAGGTGACTTTGAGAATGTAATACATTTGATTGATGCCTATAATGTTGCTTTATCAGATTATAGCTCAGAACTTGCATCATATAGAAGAAGTTATATGGTATTTGTAGGATTCAAACCATCTCCTGCAGACTTAAAGACATTGATGGATACTGGTGCAATATACATCCCATCAGTAGGAGCATCTGCATCATTCTTAACTAAACCATTACCAACTGAATCAACTACAATGTTCCTTAAGACAACTCAAGAGAATATATATAAGTTTAGTCAGACACCTAATATGGGTGCAGAATCATTTGCTGGTAACAGTTCCGGTGTTGCATTAGACCACATACATAGGTCATTTGCTTTCAAATGTAAGAGTGCTGAACGTAGTTACTCTGTAGCATTGAGAGAATGCATGAAACTTATAGCAGGTTATTGGGCATTCAAACTTAAAGTAGTAGTTGATTATCTCGATTACGACTTTATATTCAACTATAACATACCTTCTAACAGATTGGAAGAAGCTGAAATACAACTGAAGTTAAGTGGATTAGTGACTGATGAAACAAGATTAAGTCAGTTATCATTTATACAAGACCCAGTGAAAGAAGCTGAGAACTTAAAGAAAGAGAAGGAGATTAAAGCTAACGAAGCTGAGAAACTTAAACTAAAGATGAACCCACCTACTGAGACAGCTACTATGTCTGAGAATAGTGTGGAGGGCACCAGTGTTGAAGATGAACTCAGTAAAGATAATGTGGATAAAGACCCACAGAGATATAAATCAACAGGAACATATGTTGATACATTTAAAGGAACAAACCCAGCCTATGATAGGACTGGAGAAAACTAATATAAGAGGAATACTATGAGTGACACTAATCAATCTGTTGGAGCAGAAGCTACATCAGGGGGAACAGTAGAAGCAGTAGCAGAGAGTATCACACTTTCACAGAAGGAACTTGAACTTCGTGTTCAAAGCCAAGTAGATAAACGAGTAGCACAAGCCCTTGTTACTAACTCAACCAAACTTCAACAACAGTTTGAAGAAAGACTTGTTTTAGAAAGAGAGGAAGCTACTAAACTTGCTAAGATGACTGCAGACCAAAAGGCTGAGTTTGAAGCCAAGAAGTATGCAGAGACACTAAGTAAGAAAGAAGCAGATTTGAAATCCAAAGAGATAAAACTTCAGACTATTGAGTTTCTCTCTAAGAGTGGATTAGAACTTGATTCTTTAGATTTTGTACTTGGAGCTGATGAAGTAGAGACTCAAACGAAACTGGATAAACTCAACCTTCTAATAGATAAACGTGTAGCAAAGGAAAAGGAATCATGGATTAAGAGCAATAGTTCTGAGTCTGTGAAAACAAATAACAATACTGGTGTTCAGTCCACTAAGACTGAATTTACAAGAGCTGAACTCACTACTGCAGAAGGAAGAAAAGCCTTTGCTAAAGCTGGTGATAAGGCAAAAATAGTGGAATAACCACTTTAAAATAAAAGGAATAATATAATGTCTAACACTAACCTCTCATACCTGTATCCTGAGTTCTGGGCAAGTGGATTCGATTCTCTCGACATCGGTTCTTACGGTCTCCAAAATCAAGTAAATCGTGATGTAGAAACTGCTATTGCTAAAGCTGGTGATACAGTAAACGTGCCAATCTCTCCGGACTTCGGTGATGCTGCTTCTTGGACTCCGGGTTCAACTATCACTCCATCTGGAACAACTCAAACTATGGCAACTGTAACTCTCGACCAATCTAAACAACAGGCTCGTGGATTTACTGATGCTGAACTTTCTCTTTCTCAGTATAATCTTATTGAGTCATATGCAACTCCGATGGCAAAAAGCATCCTCCGTGCTGTCAATGCTTCTATATATGGTGAGATGATTAAGTCTCCGTATTATGTTGATGCAACTGCTGGGGTAGCTGGTTCTCACGTAGCTGATGCTGAAACTGCATTGAGCAATAACGAAGTAGGTTACATCGGACGTAAGTTTGTATGTTCTCCTTCAGTAATGGGTGCCCTTAGAAAAGATTCTGCTTTCTACTCTAATGCAATCTCTAATGATGACATGATTCAATCAGGTATCCTTGCAAAAAGATACGGATTTGATATCTCTGAAAACAACATCATCTCTAAATACACTCCTGCTGACCTCGTTGGTGCTGTAGATAAAGTTGGTGGATATGCTGCTGGAACAACTACAATCGTTGTAGATGGTTTCAATGACGATGCCAAGTTGATTAAAGCTGGTGACATCTTCTCATACGGAGCTGGAGCAACTGGTTACTACACAGTACAATCTACTACTCTTACAGGTGGAGATACTACTGGTATTACTTTCCTTCCAGCTCTTGATGCTGCTATTGCCGATGATGCTGTTATAACTGTTAAAGCTACTCAATCTGCTCTTGCTTTTGTACCTTCAGCAGTTGCTTTTGCTTCTCGTGCTTATGGTGCAATGGGTAAACCGGGAGTTAACTCAACCATCGTTAATGTACAAGGTCTTCCAGTTAGAATCTCTACTTGGACTGACTCTTCTACTCTTAACCTTAACGTAGCAATGGACATCTTGTACGGTGTTAAGATAGTTAATGATAAGAGAATCATCAAGGTTCTTGAAGACATCTGATAAATAATAAATCCTCTATAAGAATGGAATGGCTTATAGAGGTTCAGGTGCATACCACTGAATAGTAGTTTTTAAGTGAAAACACCACGATGATAAGGTGGAGATGTAGGTATCGAAACCTACCTATTCAAATAATAAATAAAGAGGTAATCAAATGGCTACTGGAATACTAGTAATACCACAAGGAAAATGGACTCTATTAAGTGAAGCCAACTGTTCATTTCAAGTAAGAGGAGATGAAGCCATCTTAGTTACTGAACAACTTGCATTGCCTACTGGTGGAACTGAGATTCCAAGTAAAGTAGCATTACCTAAAACAATATATGTATTTACAGTTCAAGATGGAAAACTATATGGCTATTCGGCTCATGGTGATGCTGAAATAGCTTTAAACTGAGGTATTATGGGAATAACTCAAAGAGAAGAATCATTAACAGTTACTATTGATGATGGTAATCAAACTATAAATGGTGTTAAGACATTTACTTCATTCCCTATATTGCCAGCAACTGACCCTGTATCAGATAATCAAGCAACTCCTAAGCAATATGTGGATGATGAAATACAACGACCAAAGAATGCTGGTATTGCTGATATAGCACCTCCTGCATTTACAGATAATGGTAATGGAACAGGTACATTTGCAGCATGTAATGTAGCAGTATATGATAATGAATACTTTGTAGGTATACCAAAGCAGATAGCAGTAGCAGAGAAGACACTTTCTTTCACTGATAACTCAGAAGAGTATGTATGTATAAGATATATTGGTGGATTAGCTGAGTATTACAAAGAAACAATAGTAGCAAACATAACTGATTCAAATATTGTATTAGTATATGTTGTATGGAGACAAGGAACTATACTTCATTCAGCAGACCAAGATAGTTGTGGATTGGGTTTAGCTAATAAGATGAACTCAATGATGCTAAATACTATGCCTTATAGAATGGCTATTAACGATGAACTTATATTAACTGAAACAAATGTACCAGTAGCAAGAACTGTATTATGTTCAGATGCTGTGGTATATAAAGGAAGTATCCCAGCACTAGTAGATGTATTTAACTCATCAACTGACTTACTTACTAAAGCAGTTCATACTGCAGGTGGATGGGTTTATAGTACAACAGCACAATATGATAATGTCTCTTATAATCCTAATGCATCAGGTGAAGTTGCAATGCAGAATGATAACAAATGGTGTTATCGTTTATTTTATAGAAGTGTCGGTGATATAAAAGAGATATTCTATGTAGAAGGTACAGCAGAGTATAACAATATAGATGATGCTCGTATAGGAAGTGAAACAGGTAGAACTGATTTACCTATATTACTTCTTAACCATTGTATCCTAGTTGGTAGAGCCCTTATAAAGAAGAATGCAGTAAGTGGAGTTATAGAACCATTCATTAGACATACAGGAGCCTTTACTACATTTATACCACAACATAATAGCTTACTTGGATTACAAGGTGGTACTACAAATGAGGAATACCATTTAACATTAGCTGAACATACAAGCCTATTAGCAAGTAAGTTTGGTGATGCTAATAACTATTCTCAGTTTGGAACTAATGGGAAGCTTACTATGTATGGTGATGCTACTGTATATGATGATATATCTTTCCCAATGACTCAAGCAAAGAAAGGTTCATCCGATAAGCCAGATTTTGATTACACAAATATTGGTTTATTGTTTCCTCGTAATGATTTAACTGAGAAGATATATATAACTGCACAGATGAGTCATTCAAAGAAAATGAATACTCCAGTTTATTTACATATACACTATATACAGAACTCAGTTAATAAGCCAGTATTTAGATGTGAATATAGAAAGTATAATAATGGAGAAACACCACCTGCTTATACTACTATTAACACAAATGATGTTGGTGGTAATCAAGGTATATTTACTTATACAAGTGGTGATATGCTTCAGATAGCTGATTTCCCTGATATAGCAATAGCAAGTGGTGAAACAGTAAGTATGAACTTCGATTTCATTATATATAGAACAGATAATGTAATGGTTGGAGATTGCTTAGTTAAGTTTGTTGATTTACATTATGAAAAAGATAGTATTGGCTCAGACCAAGAATACATTAAATAGAAGGTGATATATGTCTTTAATAACTAAAGCAGAAGCTAAGGCTCTGTTAAATATAGTATCACCTGCTAACTTTACAATAGTTGGTTCTACTAGCACCGGAGTAATAGATATAACTATTGACTCTACAAATCTTCAAGTAGGGGACACATTAAATGCCACTGAGCTTGATACAAATACACTCATTACTTCCATTATAAGCCCCACTAAGATACAAGTAGATAAGCCAGCAATAGGAACTAATGGTATCTCTTCTATTACAGTATCAAATCGAATAAGTAAGTATGACACAATGATGGATGTATATATTCCAGTAGTTGAATCAATCGTTATAGATTATTGTAATAATGACTTTACTCTT